CTAAATTAGTGCATATCTTCCTGGTAAAAGGTTTTCCTTGACTTAAACCAGAATAGGAGGATATGCGGATGAATATTCAAAGCAAAAAAATCTATCATGCAGCCGTCTATGTGCGTTTGTCAAAGGAAGACGGCGATGTTGCCGGAGGCGGCAAGGCAGAGAGCAACAGCATTTCTAACCAGAAATCTCTGGTAAGGGAGTTCCTGAAGGAAAAAGATGATATTGAGATCGTGCAGGAGTATGTGGATGATGGCTATTCCGGCTCTAACTTCGCGCGTCCGGCTTTTCAGATGATGCTTGAGGACATCAAGAAAGGCCTGGTTGATTGTGTCGTGACAAAGGACCTGAGCCGTTTTGGTCGTGAGTACATTGATGCGGGCATGTATATTGAGCGTCTGTTCCCGGCTATGGGCGTGAGGTTCATAGCCGTAAATGACAATTATGACAGCCTGGACGGAAAGAACCAGTCGGACGAGATCATCATTCCATTTAAGAACCTGATCAACGATGCGTACTGCCGGGACATTTCTATCAAGATACGGAGCCACCTGGAGATCAAGCGGAAGAACGGGGAATGTATCAGTGCGTTTGTGGCATACGGTTACAGAAAAATGGAGGATGACAGACACAAAATAGAGATCGATCCTTATGCGGCAAATGTGGTAAAGGACATCTTCAGGCTGAAACTTCACGGCATGAGCCAGGATGCGATCGCGAAAAAACTGAATGAGGATGGCATCCTTCCGCCGGCAGAATATAAGGCGAGCACCGGGAGCAATTACCATACGGCTTTTAAGACGAAGGAGAAATCCGAGTGGACTTCCGTGATGGTAAGGCGGATTCTGACGAATGAGATCTATATAGGAAATCTGGTGCAGGGGAGGCAGACCACGCCGAACCATAAAGTAAAAAAGACAGTTTTCAAAGAGGAAAGCGACTGGATCCGAATTGAGAAGAACCATGAGCCGGTAGTGACGGACCGGGATTTTGAGATCGTGCAGAGGCTTCTTGACATGGACACAAGGACATCACCGGATAAGGAGTGCGTCTATCCCCTGTCCGGCATTGTGACCTGTGCGGAGTGCGGGATGCCGATGATACGAAAGACCTCAAAGGTATCGGGAAAGACCTATGCTTATTATATGTGTGCCACAAATAAGGAAACAAGGGCCTGCAGCCCGCACCGCATTTCTGCGGATAAGCTGGAGGAAACGGTGCTGATCCTTTTGCAGCAGCATATCGGGAACATCCTTTCCTTAGAGCGTATCATTGAGTTTATCGGAACGGTCCCGTTCCAGCAGATCGACATGAGGAAACTGGAAGAACGGAAAGAGAAGAAGCTGGCGGAGGCGGAGCGTTGTGCCGGGCTTCGCACCATGCTCTATGAGGACTTGAAAGACGGCATCATTTCCGAGGAAGATTACAAGGAGCTTCACACGGCATACGAGAACAGACGGAAAAACGCACAGATCGCCGTAAGGCAGATCGAGCTTGAAATGGAAGATGTGCTGAACCGGAAAAATGAGGGCTTCAAGTGGCTGGACTATTTTACGGAGCATGGGAATATCGAAATGCTGACAAGGGAAGTTGCGGTATCGCTGATCCGTGAAGTCAGGGTAACGGACAAGACACATATAGAGATTGTATTTGATTATGACGATCAGTACCGGGAGTGCATGGAAGTCATAGAAGATATGCAGAACGATAATAAAGAGAATATGGAAAGGGAGGCGGTCTGATATGGCAAGAAAGAGCAGGAAAGCAATGCCGGCTGTCTCCGGGGCAGCCATAGAAAAAACGGTAGAGGAAGTCATTGGTGTAAAGCCTTATCAGGTAGGGATCTATGCAAGGCTCTCCCACGAATCTGAGGCGAATAAGGAGCGTGATACGGTAGAAACACAGATCGCTTATATCAGGAATTTCGTTGCGGAGCAGACGGATATGGTCGTTGCTGATGTTTATGCGGATATATCCGTGACCGGAACGACATTTGAAAGACCTGAATTTGAGAGGATGATACAGGACATCCGGCAGGGGAAGATCAACACGGTCATTACCAGGGACCTTTCCAGGCTTGGCAGGAATTATGTGGAGATGGGGAACTATATCGAGAGGGTATTTCCGTTTCTTGATGTCAGGTATATAGCGATCACGGATGATTTTGATACGGCAAGGCCGGGGACGGATCTTTCCGTGCCGCTCAAAAATATCGTGAATGAGTATTATTCCAAAGATATTTCAAAAAAGGTCAAAACAGGCAAAGTGGCGATCTGGAGCCAGGGCGGTTTCAGTGAGGGAACGCCTCCGTATGGATATGTGAGGGCAGAAGATGGGAGCCGGAAACTAATCATAGACGAAGAAGTGAGCGGAAATGTCAAGAGGATATTTGATCTGTTTCTTGAAGGGAATGGGTATAACCGCATAGCGGAAATCATGCAGGCAGAGGGGCATCTATCCCCGCCCAAATACCGGTTCATGAAGAAAGGAAAGAAAGAGTTTGCCGACAGAGCGAGGGACTGGCATTATTCCCATGTCAAAGGAATTTTGCAGGGGGAATACTATATAGGAAATATCGTGCATGGGAAACAGACAAAAAGCCTTGCGACCGGTATGAAAAATAAGCATACGGACGAATCAGAGTGGATCCGTATCGAAGGAGCACATGAGCCGCTGATCGACAAGGAGACGTTTGAAAAGGCACAGGAACGGATAAAGGAACTGAGGGACGGTTTCTATACAATGGTCCAGAACCGGAATCCAAAATATGAGGATTCACCGGAAAACAAGTTCTTCCTCAAGATCAACTGTGGGGAATGTGGAAAGGGGATGCACCTACAGAGGCAGGGAAGAAATAATATATTCGTGTACCGGTGCAGACACAAATACAGGAAAGACGGGCATTGCCTGAATCAGCATGATTTTCTGCACAGTGATGTGGAGGATGCTGTTTTTTCGGTAATAAAGCAGCACATGACGGTATGTATTGAGAAACTTGCCCTTGTACGGAAACTGAATGCCCGGAAGGACAATGTGATGCAGTATAATCTCTACGCAAAGGAGATCACAAGGCTGCGGCGTGAGGTACAGCGTATCAGTAGGAACAAGAACGGTCTGTATGAGGATTACCGTGACAGGCTGATCACCGCTGAAGAACTGTGCCAGTACCAGAATGAATACGAAGGGCAGATACGGCAGATAGAGGAGCAGATCGACACTCTCCTTATCCGTCAGAGGACCTATGAAAAAGATTTTCATATCAATGAAGATTGGGAGAAAACCGTAAATAAATATCTGAAACGCAGGAAACTGACAAAGGAGATCGTGGACGCATTTGTTTCAAAGGTAGTCTGCTATCATGACGGGAATATCGAGGTCCGCCTGGTCTATGATGATTTTATGAAGGAACTGTTAGAGATTTCAGAGGAAAGGGAGGCTGCCGATGGAAAATAAAACGATAGCCTTGTATATGCGTCTTTCCGATGAAGATGATGACAAGGCAAAAACGGACGAGAGCAACAGCATATCACACCAGAGAAAGCTGATGATGGACTATGTGGCAGGACAGCCGGATCTTTCCGGCTGTGACATTTTGGAGTTTTCAGACGATGGCTATTCCGGCACGGATTTTTCAAGGCCGGACTTCCAAAGGATGATGAAGATGGTAAAAGCCGGTCAGATCAACATCATCATTACAAAAGATTACAGCAGGCTTGGCAGGGATTATCTGGAAGTCGGGAATTATATGGAGTGCATCTTCCCGCTTCTTCAGATACGGTATATTTCCGTCAATGACCATTACGACAGCAATCTGAATAATGGAGCGACCGGGGGAATGGGCGTTGCCTTAAAGAACCTTGTCAATGCCATGTACTGCAAGGATGCGTCAAGAAAGGTTAGGTCTGCAAAGCTGGTGCTTGCAAAGCAGGGGAAGTATATCGCTTCCTTTGCACCGTATGGCTACCGGAAGTCGGCAGAGGACAAGCACAGGCTGGAGCCTGATCCGGAGGCGGCACCGGTGGTAAAGATGATCTTTGAGATGGCGGCAGATGGAAAGAAATATACGGAAATTTCAAATATCCTCAATGGTGCGGGGCAGGACAGTATCCTGGAATACTATGATAAGAAAGGGATCGTCCGTAACCATTGCAGGGACTTTGGACAAAGGATGTGGAATCCCACAACGGTCATGGAAGTCCTGTATAACGAGGTGTATATCGGCAAAGTGATCAACAATAAATTTGCGGATAATCTGGATACGGGGCATAAGGTCATAGCAAAGGAGAAAGAGGACTGGATCGTGGTGGAGAACTGTCATGAGCCGCTTGTGTCCTTAGAACTGTTCCATGCAGCACATAGGGCGGTCGGGCGGAGGGATTACCAAAAACGCCAGCCGACGGGAAAGTGGAAACGGGCATTTATCGTATGCGGACATTGTGGAAAGGCAATGTGCAAATATAATAATGGCAAATCCTACCGGTGCAGATCAGGGCATGTCAAACTGAACGCCTTAGAACTGCAGGAAAATATCCTTGCCTGTGCGAAGGCAATGGCTGAAAGCACACTGAAAGATCTGCGGATAAAAAAGGAAGAATCCAGGGGAGATGAAAGCCTTGCAAGTCAGATCGAAGTCTTACGGAAACGGCTTGGCAGATACAACAAACAGAAATTTGAAGTTTACGATTCCTATACAAAAGGCAATCTGACCAGGGAGGCTATGGCAGAGAAGAACGCATCTCTCAAACAGAAGATTGCTGAAATAGAAGAACAGATTTCTGAAAAGGCAGAAGAACTTGCAGCACAGAAAGAAAGCTGTACCGAAGAACAGGAAGAATGGCTTGACATGATTTCCGGTCTGGAGGAATTTGATGCCGACAGACTTAGGAGCATAATACAGCAGGTAAATGTATATGCAGAGGACAAGATTGAAATTGTTTGGAATGTGGATGATTTTTTCTCTGCGATATGATATAATTCGTTTAGAATTGTAGGGAAATGGAATTAAGACAAGGTGGTGATAGATCGGAGGCTCTGGTAATGAGCCTCCGGGAACTACAAAAAATTTCAATTTTTTTGTTTTTTACTTGACACGAGCAGAAGCCCATGAAGGTGTCGATACCTTAAAAACAGATATCGCTTTTTCTCACATAAAGAGAAATGCTACGCTTCATTTGTCAGGAACGCCATTCAAGGCATTAGCCAATGACAAATTTCCTGAGGAAGCCATTTTCAACTGGACCTATGCTGACGAGCAGAAGGCAAAAGAAGAATGGGACAGTTCATCAGAAGAGGAAAATCCATATGCTGATATGCCTCAGCTGAATATGTTTACGTACAAGATGTCTGATATCGTGGCTGATAAAGCAAGGAAGGGATATGAGCTTTCAGAAAATGACATTGAGGAATATGCATTCAATCTGAATGACTTCTTTGCAACAAAAGCAGCGGGAAATGGTAATGTTAAACTCATTCATGATGAGGATGTCAACAAATTCCTCGATGCTCTAACGACGCAGGAAAAGTTCCCGTTCTCGACAGAAGAACTCAGAAATGAGCTGAAGCATACATTCTGGCTGCTGAACCGTGTTGACAGTGCAAAAGCGCTGATGGAAAAGCTGAAGCTTCATCCGGTATTCAGGGACTATTATATTGTGCTTGCGGCGGGCGATGGCAGGCTTTCAGAAGATGATGAACGCAGGAAATCATATGACAAGGTTATAGATGCCATCAGAAATCATGATAAAACAATAACGCTTTCCGTCGGTCAGCTGACAACGGGCGTCACCGTAAAACCATGGTCAGCCGTATTAATGCTTTCAAGCATGAAATCTCCGGCACTGTACATGCAGGCAGCCTTCAGGGCACAGAACCCTTATCTCTATACAGAAAACGGCGTTTCGTACAGAAAGGAAAATGCCTATGTCTTTGACTTTGATCCTGCCAGAACGCTTACTGTCTTTGAGGAGTTTGCCAATGACCTTATTCCTGATACCGCAGACGGAAAAGGCGATGTGGACAGACGGAAGCAGAATGTCAGAAGGTTGCTTAACTATTTCCCTGTCTACGGTGAAGACGACGACGGATCAATGATCCAGCTTGATGCTGAAAAGATCCTGACTATTCCAAGACATATCCATGCAAGAGAAGTTGTAGAACGTGGCTTTATGTCAAACTTTCTCTTTGCTAATATCAGCAACATCTTTGGAGCGCCAAAGCGGATTATTGACATAATCAGCGGTATGACTGTGCCTGAAGAGTCTAAAAAGCTTAAAAAGGTTCCTGTCGATGATTCAACTGCTGATCGCCTGGATCTGAATGAAAATGGCGAAGTGGATATACCTGAAAAAAAGATTGTCGGTACAGCTGCAGATATTTTTGGTCAGCCGATTTATGATAAAATTAATGAAGCCATTGAACAGGCTGCTGAAGAAACAGAGAAAAAGCCATCACATGAAAAGGAAGAACTTTCTCACCTGTGTGATGTATTTGTAAATCCGTTAAAAGATACGCTGATGGATCAGGCTAAACAAAGTTACGGGAAGGAACTCAGCAAGCAGACGCAGAACAGGCTTGAAAAAACTTTGGAATCAACTGCTAAAACAGCCCTTGCAAAAGAATACGGCGATTACAAAATCAAAGAGACTGAAGCAAAGGCAGCTCATGAGAAAGAGATTAAAGAAGCGCAAAATGCCGGTGCATCTATGCAGCAAATCAGTGACATTAAGGAAAAATATGATGCAGAGAGTCAGAAACGTCATAATCAGATGATTAACAATGTTAAATCAAAACTAAGCGATGAGGTTGTGAAGGATGCAGCTAAAACAATCACTAAAACTGTAGAAACTGAAAAACGCAGGAAAAAAGCCGACGATATCATGAGCGGTGTCCGTGATCATCTGCGAGGCTTTTCACGAACAATACCATCATTTCTGATGGCTTATGGAGACGATACAACTGTCCTGCAGAACTTTGATACGTTCATTCCGCCAAAAGTGTTTGAAGAAGTAACATCCATCACTATTGATGATTTCAGATTTCTAAGAGACGGCGGAGACTATGTAACAGAAGATGGCGAAACTAAGCATTTCAATGGACATCTGTTTGACGAGGTTGTCTTCAATGACTCCATCACTGAATTCTATAAAACAAGGGATAAGCTTTCCGATTACTTCACAAGAACGGATGGAGCTAATATTTTTGACTATATTCCGCCGCAGAAAACAAATCAGATTTATACGCCAGTTAACGTCGTAAGAGAAATGTGTGATCTGCTGGAAAAGGAAAATCCGGGATGCTTTGATGACGACAGCAAAACGTTCATTGATCTTTACATGAAATCAGGATTGTACCCGGCTGAGATTGTCAGAAGACTTTATGTGAGTCCTAAGATGAAGCAGAAGTATCCTGATGACAGTGAGCGTCTTCAGCATATCTTTTCTAAACAGGTTTATGGGCTGGCACCAACTTCGATTATTTACAGGATTGCCATGAACTTTATCTTCGGTTTCGATACCCGTCATGAAATGGATCGTTCACATTTCAGGCTGTGTGATACTCTTCCTTTTGCCGAAAATGGTACATTGGAAGAAAAGCTGAAAGAACTGTTTGACAAGTAAACAGACGAGGGGCATCTATGCCTCTCGTTTTATCACATAAGAAAGCGGAAACTCAGTTTAGGAAATGTTTAATTGCTTTGCGGATTATATTAGTTTTATCAAAGAAACGTCAGAAGATCCCGCTGCGATTGTTTTAATCGCATGGGGATGAATGGCGGTCTGATCATTTGTTGCAGAACCTGAACCAGCAAACTTGTGTTTCCGTCTGCAAAAAACATGCTTTTTCATGCATATGATATAATATACGCATAAGGGAGATGAGCGTTAATTCTACATCGTCCTAAAAAAATGCTTCAGACTAGACGCTTTTTACCATATTAAATACAGACGATGTAAAAGTACAAAGGGATAATCTATCTGGATGCTGATTTACCCTAACATTTCTGATCGCAGTCGAATGAATCGTTCACCGGTCTATAATGGCTTCTGGTATAAACAAACTGAATGATATGCTGTGCTCACAGGCGTTCAGCTTAAATATCATCGCTTTTGATGATGGCTTAGTTTTCCTTTATATGTACTGAAATCGTTTGTGGATTTTGAATTTGC